AGTTGGAGCCAAAACGCACAATAAATGAGCCACAGGCCTTGTATCAACCTCGTCCAGAGAGTAGACTTGGGGTTACCGTCTACGTCGGGTTCACGGCTGATACTTCGTTTGCAAGTATCGGGATGATGCCGATGCCTTATGCCAAACCATTGGTCGCTGCGGCGGTCCTTGGAACTGTTACAACGAGCATCACATGACATACACGGAACTTGTTGCAGCCATCATAGCCTACACTGAAAATCCAAGTTTCAGTGAAGATGATCTTGCTACCTTTACGAGGCAGGCAGAGCAGCGCATTTACAACACGGTGCAGATCGCTAATCTGCGCAAAAACGTGACGGGTTCCTTGAGCTCGGGCAATAAGTATTTGGCATGCCCTGACGATTTCTTGTCTACATACTCATTGGCAATCTTTTCTTATGCCAGCACTACGGCTACGGGCGTATCAGGTGAATTTGACATTGAAGTAGCCAGTGCGGACAACATTCAGGTAGGCCAGTATGTGTTTGGTACCAATATTGGTACAGATGCAGTGGTGGAAGAGATTGACGGCACAACTATCACACTGAGTGTGGCAAATAGCGGAACTGTTGCGGCCACCGTCACATTCCAAGGCGACTACAAGTACCTTTTGGACAAGGATGTCAACTTCATTCGTGAGGTTTATCCTAACGCACGGGGCACAGGAGAGCCTAAATACTACGCAATCTTTGGCCCCCGTTTCACAGATGTGAACGAGATGTCATTCATTGTAGGACCCACACCAGATGCGTCTTACTCTGCTGAGCTGCATTATTACTACTACCCGCCATCCATCGTAGATGCAGAAACATCATGGTTAGGTGAGAACTTTGACACAGTGTTGTTGTATGGCTGCTTGGTCGAGGCGTATACCTTTATGAAAGGTGAGCAGGACCTGATGGCGCTGTATAACGGCAAGTATCAAGAGGCGCTTGGTCTGTTGAAGAACTTGGGCGATGGTAAGCAACGTGGTGATGCTTATCGTGATGGTCAACTCAAATTACCGGTGAGATAACGCATGATTACAGCAGGCCTCACAAACAGCTTCAAGGAGCAATTGCTCCTTGGAGTACATGATTTTGAGACAGACACATTCTTGATTGCTTTGTACACTTCGTCAGCGGTTTTAGGCCCCGAAACTACAGTGTATTCAAGCACTAATGAAGTGTCAGGTACGGGCTATGTTGAAGGTGGCCAAGAGCTCCAAAACATAACCGTAAACCTAGGCATGGGCGTGGGGTATGTCAGTTTTGACGATCCTTCATGGGCAGGTGCGACATTTACGACGCGTGGAGCTTTGATTTATAACTCTTCCAAGAGCAACAAATCAGTGGGGGTTCTTAACTTTGGTATTGACCAGACCATGTTGGGTCAGTCTTTCACAATTCAGTTGCCGACGGATGATCCGGAGACAGCGCTTATTCGTATTGTGTAAGGGCAGCGATGTTTATCCAAACAGCAACCACCAGCTTTAAATTGCAGTTGATGCAGGCCATTCATAGTTTTGGTCCGACTTCTCCTGACACATTTAAGATTGCTCTTTACACAAGTTCAGCCACACTGGGCCCAGATACAACTATCTACACTACTTCTAACGAAGTATCCAGTTCAGGGACAGGTTACACGGCTGGTGGGAAAACGCTGACGATCAATCCTTCTCCTTCTACAGGATTAAACAATACTGCTGTCCCAACTGCATATGTTTCGTTTGATGACGTCAGTTGGACAAATGCCACCTTTACGACAGCAGGGGCCCTCATCTACAATAGTACTGAGGGGAACAAAGCGGTTGCGGTACTGGTGTTTAATTCAGTGAAATCAGTCAACAACGACACGTTCCAAATTATTTTCCCAACCCCCGATGCAAACAACGCCATCGTGCGTATCTCGTAAGGATTAAACATGACTACAGAAATTTCCAAAGCACAAGATGCCGTCTCTGCATCCTTAGTTTCACGCCCCGGTAGCGCAGAACGCGTAGGTGCTGGCGGTGTTTTCACAGTAACCTGCCATGGCCCTGATGGCCAAGTCAAGTGGGCGGATTCGTTTCACAACTTGGTGGTGAATCAGGGCTTGCAAGACATGAACAGCAAGTACTTCAAAGGCGCTGGCTACACCGCTGCTTGGTACTTGGGTTTGGTTACAGGCCCCGGTTCAGGCACTGCCTTTGCCGCCGCGGATACGTTAGCTTCCCACGCTGGTTGGACAGAAAACACTGCTTACACTACAAGCGGCGGTGCTGGCATCCGCGCCGCAGTAACATTTGGTACAGCTACTACGGCCGACCCTTCAGTGCTCAACAATTCTGCCTCTCCCAGCGTGTTCACGATGACTTCTAACGCCCAGACTATTGCTGGCGCGTTCTTGGCCAGCGTGTCTTCTGGTACATCAGGTATTTTGTTTTCTGCTGGTGATTTTACTGGTGGCGACAAGATTGTAGACAGTGGCGACTCATTGAGCGTCACTTACTCGTTCTCGCTTGACGCAGCCTAATAGGTAGCGCGGTGTTTGGAGATGTTACTTTTGCCCAAGCACCCTTCGCCTCTCTTGGCGGGAACACGTACGCCCTTGCTGTAGCCGAGAGCGCCGTTGCACTGGCGGCGGTATCTGTGGATTCTGCCCGTGGAGGGTTGGTAGAAGAAGCTGTAGCAGGGACCGCTACAGCTTCTACGATTACAGCATTCCAAGCGGTTCGGGCGGAGACGGCTACCGCCTCAGATGCGCAAACAGCAGCTACGGCGGTTCTTGCTGCTATTACGGAGCAGGCAAATGCACTGGACGCTTACACAAATGTAGCGTCTATGTTTGCGGCCGTATCTGACACGGTTACAGCAACTGACAACAGTACACGTACCGCTAACTATCTTGTTGCTCTTTCTGAATTAGCCACTGCGCTTGACGCCCCTAGTGGCGCGCCTATTTTTGCCGTAGCTATTAGTGAAAGCGCAGCGGGTACATCTACACAAGCGGCTCAAGTAGCGTTTGTTGGCACAGTGCAAGAGCTCGTAAGTGCAGCAGACTCTCTTGGTGTGACTGCTACTATCAACGGAAGACCGGCGGGTATCCAGCTTTATGTTCGTATCGGTAATGCTTTGGTGTGGGGTTCTATTGATGACAATCAGAATCCAAACTGGCAAAATATAGATGATACGCAGTCTCCCGGTTGGAATAACCTACCGTCGTAAGGAATAAAAATGGCAATCGTTGTAAAAGACAGGGTTAAACAGGCCGCCGCAGCTCCGGGCACAGGGACTATTACGCTGGGTGCAGTCGCATCGGGCTTCCAAGGATTCTCTGCTATTGGCAACGGTAACGTTACTTATTTTGCACTTGTAAAAGAACCGCCCACACCTGTCAGTGCACCGCCTAATGTCAACGCAGCTTTAGTGGTTAGCAGCTTACTTGTTTTATCAATTCGTAACGCCCAGTCGGTTGTGGCCACACCACCCGCAAACAACAGCAGGTCATCAGTGGCGCTACCAATAATCATTTCCCCGCCGTCGTTGAATACGTAGGCGGAGCCGGGCGTAAAGATAGGGTACGTGGCCGATGTGTAGTTTGAGCTGTTGATACCCATATCAACAAAGTTATTTACACCATCACCAAGATCGTTATACGCCACAAAGTCAGAAGACGCCTCAGCACCATCGCTGTAGTTTTGGGCATATAACTGCGCAAAGCTATTGATGTTGGCGTACAACTCGCCCAAAGCAGCGGAGAATGTGGTGTAACTTGTAACACCTGTGCCGATCACCGTTATTGGACCACCGTCAATAAGCACGTTACCGGTAGTTTCTTCGTAGATCGCCTTCTCAGACGGGTACGTACAGAAAACATCCACTGTGCCCGTAAAGTTAACCAAAGCGCCTGCATTAGAAGAAGACAAGGGTGTAGCGTTACGGCTAAGCGTAGTGCCAGAAGATGTATATGTACCGTAGTTAACTTCCCATGCGCCGCTTGCTGTGTCGGTGATGGCGAAATAGGTGACGTTGCCGTTACCAATTGCAGAAAAGCCTTGGAAGCCAGATGCAACTGCGCCCAGCGTAATAGTGCCTGTGCCCGGAGCTGCCGCTCTTGGTGAACTGTATGCCAACATCAATAGCTTTGCTCAGATATATGCGCAGAACCTAAACGATGGTGCTTCGGCCTCTACCGACATTGTTGCGTATAACAACGAAGGCGACGGCACAAATAATTTCGTTGATATGGGTATCAATAGTTCTAACTATTCGGATGCTGCATACCCTATCTTTACTCCCGGTTCAGGTTACGTCTACAACAACGGTGGTGAGCTGATTATTGGTAGCCAGACAGACGATGTGCTGTTCTTTGCGGGCGGTATTGCTACCACTGACTGGGCACTGCGAATTGACAAGACAACTAAGCTGCTGACCACAAAAGCCGCGTTGACGTTAGGCGGTGCGCTGACAGGTGTGGGAGGTTCTTTTACTTCTCCTGTTACAACCACTTCCTCGATGACCGCCCCCGGTGCAACCGAGTTTGTGACACGCTCTTATGTTGATGATGCCACAGCAAACGGCTTCCACGTACACACACCCGTCCTTGTCGCAACCACAGGCAACCTGACGGCAACTTATAACCAACCCGGCGGTGCTGGAGACGGTGTTGGCGCAACACTGACAAACTCCGGTGCGCAAGCTGCACTATCTGTTGATGGTGTTTCACTTTCCGTAGGTAATCGCGTATTGGTTTGGCAGCAAACTACTGGGCTTCAAAATGGTATTTACACCGTAACAACGGTTGGTAGCGGCTCCACAAAC